CTTAGCTTTAATAATGTTTCCAACAACCTCTGTCTTATCCTTTTCCTTTTTTTTGCTGAGATAAATGATCGTAGACGCGGCATACTTGAGGCCACTGCCTCCTCCCATTTCTTTAGTCGGGACATAAGATCCGATGACATCATAAGTGTGATTTGTAACTATAAGTGGAATATTTGCTTGACCAAGTTTAAGTGTAAGCATACGGAATGCACCCTTCACAAGTTGTGATTTGGTCATGTCACGAACTTGTTTGTCATTCAATGCATCGGTAATCTCTTTCTCTGTGGAAAGCATACCCAAAGAATCTAATACAAACATGCAAGGTTTACGTTTGTCTTCATCTGTCTTGAGGTATATATCAACAGCCTTTAGTGCTTTTGATCTAAACTCTTCGATTGTTACCACATTGACAACAACGAGCCTTTCGAGATCAATTCCTCTAGACTCAAGGAGTCCCCTGTTGACAGCAGCCTCGGTGTCAAAATAAAGGCAGTAACCGTCAGGGTGATTATCCAAAAAGTTTTTGACAACAGCCAACGAAAAGAAAGTCTTTCCAGTAGAGCTTTCACCAGCAATAGCGGTAATCTTGTTCCTAGATACACCGCCAAATACAGAGCCTGATACAAGGCTGTTAAAAATGTACGAACCTGTGTCAATAAATTCTTCAGTTGATTCTACCTCCGATGCAAGTTGGGTGTACTCATCACCAATTTCTTTTACAATTTCTTTTAAAAAATCCATAATCAAAGTATCTTCAAATATTATAGCACACTATCGCCATTTTGATAAGGGTGCTGTTTGTTCCAACTTCTCACTCTCAATTATATCGGACTCATCAGGATTTTCAAAGTTTTGTGTTGATTTCAATGTAGAAAGATAATCTAAGACGTGTTGTCTTATCTCCATCAAGTCATCGTAACAACCTTGATTGTGAGCACAACCACGCAACTCGTGGTCAGGTTTCATAACTGATTCTGTAAAGAGATCTAATGCTCTTTGATATTTTACAGTAGGTGATTCATTACCTACAGATGCTTGATCCTTCATACGAAAAATTGCTCCAATGTGTTTCTTCTTTCAACTTTCCATTGTATAGCATCCAGAATAATTTTCAAGGGTTCTAAAAATGACTTGTCAAACTGAGTGTCATAATCGATGTATTTTTGTAAACCCAGTTCTTTTGGAAAATCTTGAATAAACGAAATGACGTTTTCATGAATTGGGTTTGGTTTCTTCAGGTAACAGAATTTAATTTTTTCACCATTATTAATTAGTGAATACTTTGTATCCAAATTATTCTTTTTTATATAGTGATTAAAGAGCAGTGATCCTCTTACATGAATAGGAGTACCTTTGATATAGATGTCAGCATCCCCTTTGAACTTATTAGGATTACTACAAGATCTTGGGAATGCAACTTCCTCTGGAGTCATTGAACGGAAGTTCTTTCTAGAGTCTGCAATAAAATCAATCACTTCATCTTCAGTTCCTTGCATAACCATCTTTAAGGCATCTTTAATCAACTTCCTACATGCAGCAGGTGTTGATGACTTGACTGCCTCAATACCCATCATCTTCAGTTTAGGTTCTTCATATCTAACTCCTTCACTATCCCATACGTTTAGAATGTATCTTTTCTTTGCTGTCCAGATACCACGTTCAGCGATGTTCTCTCGCTTCATACTCATTTTCTGATCATACGCAGAAACGTAATCAGCAAGTTCCTGATAGGATTTCTCAATGAACGGTTCCAACGTTTCTTTACAGATCTTGTCAAGTATCCCCACAACTGCTGTTTTGTCCCCAGACTTATCACCAAAAAGTTTATCAACAAGAGGTCCAAGATTAAGATAGATTGAGTCGGTGTCAGATGCGATAACATAATCTACTTCCTCCGTTTGCAAAAGTTTATTTAGGTATCGATTCATACGTTGTTCAATCCAACGAATAGAAACCTGACCAGACAATGTAATTGCTTCAGCATTTGCTAGTTTGTAATACCTGAAGTATTGATTACCAATAGCACCATAAGCAGAGTTAAGAGAAATCTTCTTTGCCATTTGAATGTTGTTGCATCTAGAGATCTCCTTTTCAAGAGTTTTAGTAGGTTTCTTCTCATACTCCTGTTTCGCTTTGAGCATTCTTTTCTTGAATATAACACGGTCACCATACATCTTCTCCATTAGTTCTGGTAAGAATCCACGTTTATCTTTACGGAACATTGCACCATTAGCACAGATTGCATTGTCCTTATACATTTCAAAAGTTAGATCCTCCTTGAGTAACTTGTTAACTGTAATTGAAGGGTGCTTTTCTTCAAGTAAAGTTTCTGGGGAAATATTATATTGCATGATTAAATGTGGGTATAGACTGTTCAAGTCAAATGATACAACCCAATCATAAACACCTGGTACTGGTTCTTTTACATATGCACCTGCATATCTTTCATTCTTACTAGATTCTTCTTTTGGAGGAATAACAATATTCTTTCGTTTGAGGTAATTGTAAATGATAGTATCCCACATCCTTACCTGATAGAAAACATCAATATAATTTACCTTGGCATCATATGCCATAGTCAAGGCAAGTTCAATCAACTTCATCTTATCTTCCAACTCATCAACTAGTTCTACGTCAATGATGTTGTATTCAATAAACTTTTGCCAACCTTTTGTATAGAAGTCTTTGAATGTATCATACTCAGAGTGATCAAGTTTCTTCTTACCAAGTTCTACTTCAGCAATATAATCTAGTCTATAAGACTCTTGTGCCTTATAAGTAAACTTCTTATAGAGATCAAGATAATCAAGACATGCTATTCCAGACACATTATAAGAAACATGTTCTCTTCCCATAATCTTTACCTCACCTTTTCTTACCATATTCCAAGGAGAAAATGTCCTCATCTCTTTTTGACCTAGGACACGATCTATACGACCACAGATATAAGGAATATCATATAAGTTACAGTTCCAACCAGTAATCACATCTGGATAGTTCTTTGTCCAGAAGGCAAGGAAGGAACGTAGAAGGTGTACTTCACTGTTGCAGTTGATATAACTAACGTTATCTTTCTTGTTTACAAATGCACCTTGACCCCATGAAACAATTTGTTTTGTTGCATAGTTTTGAATAGTAATTGCAAGGATCTCTTCAGCAACTGCATCTGTAGTAGGGAAACCATTTTCAGATGCTACCTCAATATCAATTGTAAATATTCTTACCTTAGATACATCAAATTTAATTTCTTCTTGTGGGTAAGTATCAGAAATATATTGATAGATATACTTATCGTTTCCGTAGATTGATACGTTCTCTACAGCACTATATTTTTCAATAAAACTTCTACACTCCATCACACTACCAGGTTTGATAGGTGAAACTGTTTCTCCTGATAGAGTCTTGTACTTAGACTTCTTAGGAGATTTCATAAAAAGAGTCGGAGAAAACTTTTCTCTTGTCTGAAAGTAGTTACCATTATCATAACCACGGACAAGGAAATCATCTCCGACTAGTTGGACATTTGTATAGAACTTCATTTAGTCAAGAACTTTTTGTAATCATCCAAGATAGTTTTGTGAGGATCAACTATTGTTAGGATACTATCTGATGATAGCATATTTGATGTCTGAGTGGTATATGCATGTAACCACTTCTTCAACTGGAGAGGTTCTGTGTCTAGGATTTCTACTGGATTGAGTAACTTACAATCAGGTTCTCCTAATTCTGCTGTTACTTCTTCAATTTCAGTAATTAAAACTGTTCCATTTTTTAAAAGGAGAACTTTGATCATTCTGCTGTTTTATCCTCCAATTCATTTAAAATTTGTTTGACTGATTTAGACTTCTTCTTTTTCTTATTAGATGGATCATCACCTGCTTCTTCATTCAGTTTCTGAAGGTATGATGCTTCCAAGTCTCTAACTGGTTCATAAACACAAATAATTTTATCTGCAGGAATAGTAAATACTGCTTCTTTAGCAAGAGGTTGCCATGGAATCAGGTTGATATCAATTTCCTGTTCATTATCTTTTAGTTTTTTATCCTTAAGTAAAGGTTGCTTGTCTGTTAGAAATCTGGAAGGATCACCTGCCATAGGGTTCTTACCATGACCACCATACAAGTCTCTTAAGTTATCAGAATCTTCTGCACCATCTGCACTACCAAGACCAGGACCAGGTGCCATACCAGGTTCTTGCATTCCATCCATCATGATGTCTGGTCTATGTGGGTTGTGAAGTCTGTATCCAATAAGTCTTTCACCTACCAAAACTTCTTCCACACCAGAAATAAGAGTTTCACCAGATATTAGATAAACGATCGATACTGTCATATTTGTATAAGGTTATGTTAGCATTATAAAAGGACTCTTGGTTTTTGTCAAGAGTCCTTTGAGTTTTATTATTTATTAGTTTATAGAATAAACCTTTTTCTTATGATGTTCAGGAATAATCCTCTTTAAATCAATCGTCAATAAACCATCTACAAAATCTACTTTATCAATTTTGACATCATCAGATAATGTCCATGTGCGAGTAAATGCTCGTCTTGCTAATCCACGATGTACATACTCAGAATCATCATCGTCACCTTTTTTAGCTTCAACAACTAATTTATTTAATTCAGAGTAAACATCAATATCTTTTCTATGATATCCTGCTAGTGCGATTTCAAGTTTGAAATCTGTATTTGATTCTTTAACTAGATTGTATGGGGGATACGATGTCCTCTCACTTGTATGTTGTGCAGCGAGTCTTTGCACCCACTCATCCATACCAATGGTAGTTTTTTCTACATCGTTTAGAAATTGTACAATGTCATTTACACCATACTTTCTCATGCTAGTCGTCCACATAATTGACCTCCTTAAGCGTCTGTGTTTTTAATAAGGACCCATTAGGCATCCTCAATTATTATATAGGTAAAGACACTAAAAAAGGGAGGTGTAAAAACCTCCCCTTTCATTACGGTTATTCGCTTTCGACAGATGCTTTCTTACGACCAATATTATATTTGGACTCCAGTGTCCACTCTCCCTTTTCTTTAAATGCTAGTACTTTAATTTGATTTAGTGGTGCAATATCTGCAACTTCAGAATCTGATACAATTGTAATTAATCCCCAGTCAGATAGCAGTTGTGCTATACGATTACGTCGTTGAACGTCATTAATAGTAAGATTTGCATGCTTCCCATCAAGGGCAAAAAGCTCTTTAAAATGGACAATATAGTACCGACCCTGTTTGTGTAGAATGTGACAGGATTGATATAATTTCTTTTCTTTACGAGATGCAACACCGATACGAGTAAGAGTTTCTCTGACTTTTAGGAAATCATCTGGTTCGTTGAGGGAAACCTCAACCATATTATTTTGCGACCAAGATACTTGGGGTTCAGATACCGTCATTTAGTTCCTCCAATGTCAAGCTTTGACTTAATGTAGTTGAGTTCACTTTCTGATAATAAACGCAATGCTTGTTTAGCCTTTTCATTACTATATCCATAATATTGTTTGACGGAATCAATGTCTTCGATCTTTTCTTTTTTGATCCAAGGAGAAAATCTTTTCCGTTTCCTGAGACTATTTAGATAAAAAGAATATTGCATATCTTTGTCAAGATGTGAATACATATTCATCTCATTAGCAAACATTACACAGTCCATATGTCCTGACAAACAACGGTTAATAATGTAAGGAGGATATGATTTGATGTCTTCAGAAAGATCATCTTTGTTATAGTTGATCGAGTTTAACCAATCTTTAAGTTCCATAATTTAAAAGCACCAGTTCCTTTCTTTCCTGTTGATCATTCATATATGTTCCTACAGATCTCATGGTGTAGGTGTGGTCGAACTGTCCTGCTTCCCACCCTTTGAATCTTTCACAGACCAGTTGAGACGAATTATAAGATACGAGTTGAGGACTGATAAAGCGGTCACAATCACTAGCAAAGACATCGTGATCAAATCCTTTGTGCATGTTTCCACGTTTACCATATAGGTTGGATCTAATGTCGTAGGGCGGATCGAGATAGATAAAGGTTTGTTTGTCGTCACAGAGGAGTTGTTCATAACTAAGGTTTGTAATTTTCCAATTGGTGATTAATCTTGAATATTCTGGCAAGAAGTTGATTCCTCGCATTGAGAAGTTGGAATCACTTGCTTGTGGAGAGAAGGACGAACTCTCAGTGAGACCAGAGAAACTACACTTATTAACAATATAAAAAGCAACTGCTCTGTCCTTATCTTTTTGGTTTTCATCTGTAACTGCTTCTTTTGCATCTAGAAATAATCCCTTGGCAGAACCCCGATCAGGATATCTAGTTTTTAATTGTGCTAATTGGTTGTGCAAATATTCACCATTGTCTCTCAACTCAACCCAGAAATTATACAAGGGTTCATATAAATCATTGACCCAAATATTAATGTCAGGATATTGTTTAGTGATGGCAATAGCAACAGAACCTCCGCCAAGGAAAGGTTCTCTATACTCTTTAACATTACTCATGTCTGGGAAATACTTAAAGAGTTTAGGAACTGCTCTTGACTTACCACCAGGATATCGAAGAGGAGTCTTTAAATATTTCATACTGTTTGTTCAATCAAATTATAAAGTTTAGTAGCAAAGTCTTCCTTTTCTACTGGAGTTACATTCTTGGCAAGAAATGTAATATCATCAAAATGAACTCTAAAGGCAACCGTAGCATCTTTGATATTTGTTTTCTTCATGCAAGCATCCCAACTACAAATACCAACTGTATAGGTTTTAGTATCCCATAATAACATGTAATCAAAAGTTTTTTCAGGTAGACCTAAATTTTTACCTTGAAAATTCTTTAGGGTAATTTCTTTAGTCCATGGAATAGTTTTACAAAAAAGACCATCCATACCTTTTGATTCATAATATAGTTGATCTTCTAAACCATAGAAGTCTCTACCATTTTCAGTATCACCAACATATTTAAGTTGATCACCACTATACTTGGCAATAGCAATCTCCTGAACTTCTGCCCTTAGAGGTCTAGTTTGATTTCTCTTTAGACCATCAGTAGATTTAACTACACCAAAGATAGAAGGAAAATCAAATAGTTCTGAATCAATCATCTTATAATGGGCATTTCATATTGTCTTTCTGCTGGCGCAGTCTTTGGTCTATTGATATAAGTTTTAACAAGGATATCAAGAGAGTTAGACATTTTGCGATATCCAGATCCAACATACATCTGACCTGCAAATACAGATACAGTTGCTGCACCCCAGAACAAGTAATAGAATCTGGACTTCATTTGTGCCCTGATCTTTTCACGTTTTCTTATAAATTTGTTTGGACTTTTAGTCATTTGAATTCACACTCCACCATAATTTCAGTTAAACAAGCGAGAAGGTTAATCTCTTGGTCGGCAACAAATGCTGCCTGATATTGGTACTTTGCAATAATTAAAATTGCTGCTGCCATTGCAGGACCTTCCATATAATCTGAAAGGGCATCATAGACACCTCTAAGAAGAGATGCCATATCATTGTCCAGATTAGCAACTACCCACTTACGAACCTCCTGAAAATTTTTATCTTTGAGGAAACCCATAAGATCAGAGGTATTGGCATCTGACATATCAACAAGAATGCCAGAGTCAATCTTTCCACTAGCAGAGTATCGCTGACACTCATTTAAAATACGTCTCCAATCAGGAAAGTGTTTCTGGATAATTTCAATTAAGACTTTATCATCTGCTTCAACTTGTTCTTTCTGTAGGATAGTTCTAAGACGTCCATAGAAATTTGCAGCAAGTTGACTCTTCATCTTACCTTTGATGTTGAACTCTACAACTGCACATCGGGAGTGTAAAGGTTCAATAATTTTATTTCTATAGTTACAGGTAAAAATGAATCGGCAGTTATTATAAAATGCTTCTATGTTAGCACGTAGGAGAAGTTGTACATCATTCCCTGTGTTATCTGCTTCATCAATAATGATGACTTTATGTTTTGCAGACGAAGAAAGTGATACGGTTGCTGCAAAGTTCTTTGCTTGGTTCCGTACCGTATCTAAAAATCTTCCCTCGTCAGATCCATTGATAACATAGTAATCTGCTCCAAGTTCTTCACATAGTGCTTTAGCAACTGTAGTTTTACCTACACCAGGAGGACCTGATAGTAAGAGGTTAGGAACCTCACCTTTCTCAAGAAATTCTTTAAAGGTTGTCTTAATAGAAGTGGGTAAAATACAATCGTCAATAGTTTTAGGTCGGTATTTTTCGACCCAAAGAAAATCAGACATAACAAAATAATAGATTTAGTCGTTGTAGACTGAATCTGGTTCAAGTGCAATAAAATAGTTAAGGTTTAGTTTTGTGTTACTAAAACTAGCAAGTTGTTTCTTAGAGATAACAACATCATAAGATTCTGGAATGATCTTGATATTCTCTCTTTTAAAATTAAATACAAATTCTTTATCTGTTCTTCCTACTTCAATTGAATAATCATTAGAAGTTTGATTATTCTTATCACGAGCAACAAGTCGAATAGTATTACCATCACCAATAGCAGACATATCTGGAAGACCAAGAACATCAGCAGCACGAGTCAATTGACGTAGTTGTTCTTGTTCTAGTTGAAAACAAACATCTCTACTAGGTAACTCAATTTGTTTCTCTGGAAGTGAAGGAACTAAGGTATGATCACAGAACCAATACTTGAACTTACTGCGTTCACGTTTGATAACTACATAATTTTCATTAGTGAAATCAAGCATAGGACCGTCCATCAAATCAATGGTATTCAGGAACTGTGGCAAATCATAAATTGCAAAGTCCCTTGGCATATCTTCATCAATAACTGCTTCCGCAAGAATATTTTTCATGGGAGACATAGTTTTAATTGAAGTCCCCTCTTTGACTAGGATAGAACCATTGATAGAAGAAAAGTTCTTGAGCAAGGAAGTTGTTTTTTCGGATAGTTTCATAGTAAAATTTTTTCTCAATTTCATGATCAGTTAAGGCATAGTGTGATCAATATTACCACTGGTCATTGGAGGTTTCCCATAGTGGTTGTCGAAGTGCAATAATAACATAGCATAATGAATGACTTTTAGCAAGTCTTTTTTATCTTTTCCATTCTTACTTCCATATCTGCTGCCATATTTTAAAATATTTGCTTGACAGAAATGAGGTGCAAGATCTCTAGATGCCATTAGATCTATTGTTTGGACTTTACGATACTCATGTTGTGTACCTGTATAATGTCCGTTGTAAGTAGAAGAAATATATTCTTCTATATCTTTGAGGATCTCTTCCTCATGATATTTAAATTGATGATTCAAAATAGGATACTCCTTATCAAGTGTTCCATTTAGAGTGTCATATGCCAAACTCCATGCATTAACCATATGTAAATAGAAAATCATTAACAAGACTTTCTGCTTTATCTTCTCCAAACTTTCCTTTCAGGTATCCTGATACAGGATCAAGTTTAGTCATATAAGCATCAAAGTCCTTATAAACACTAGTATCTTCACCAGTGGGTTTCTCTAATTCTACCATATCCTTGTACTTTGTCAAGTATTTGGTAAACATTTCCAAGTGGTCATCGACTTCATCCATCGTGCATTTAGCAATATAAACATTCTCAGAGAAGTGATTACCAGGTTCAAAGAAACGATAGTCTCCTTCACTCTTTGGTAAACCATCAACTGAGAACAAATAGTTCTCTACTGGATGTTGATAATCAAAAACTATAATGACTTTCTTTTGAAAGAATCCCATTAAGTCCATACCAAAACAGGGCAAGTTACTGCCCGTCTTTGGATATATGATGTTGTTGTAGATACAACTTTTATTGTCCCATATCTCAACTTCTCTTGCTTTGATAAAGTAAGGAGTTGTGTATGTTTTTGCTGTTAGGGAAGTTCCTTTACTTTCCCATTCTGCCCAAACGTCCCCATCTGCACAATGCAGAGGGAACATTTTGTTTAGAGCATCTTTATAATTTTTCCACAGATTCATCGTTTAATTCGGATTTAGAAATTTGAAACTCTACATCAACTTTGTCATACAATTCTAAGAAGGATTGCTTAGTCTCTGCATCGAATCTATTAATGCAAACTTGAATTGACTTCTCTTTGTTTGCAAAGATTTTGTAAGAGTGGATAATGTGAACCAATCTACGAGTACTGATCACTTCATCTATACCACCATCATAGAATGTCTTACGGATGATGTCTGCCCAATCTACAAGTCTCTTACAGAAATCAGGAGCATTTACATTTGCTTTAGCAGCAACACGTTGAAGTATCTTAGTTTCAGTAGCAACTGATGGATACTCTTGCTCGAAAGTAACAGCAAATCTCTCAAGGAATGCTTCGTTCAATACATTAGTACCGATGAATCTACCATCATCACTACCTTTACCCTTTGTATTGGCAGTAGCAATAATATTGAAACCATGGGCGGGACTAACGAATCTACCAATCTTCTTTAAGAAGACTCCCTTTCCTTCGAGGATTGATTGAAGGCAAAGAATCTTGTTGGAAGCCAAGTCAACTTCGTCAAGCAATAGAACCGCACCGCGCTCCAAGGCTTCGATGACTGGACCATTATGCCAAACGGTCTCACCGTTGACAAGACGGAATCCACCAATGAGGTCATCTTCATCTGTCTCAATTGTGATGTTCACACGTATTAACTCTCTATTTAGAGAAGCACATGCTTGTTCAACTGAGAAGGTTTTACCGTTTCCTGAAAGACCAGTGATGAATGTAGGATAGAATATTTTAGATTGAATGATCTTTCTGACATCTGTATAGTTGCCAAAAGGAACATAGTTAGGGTCTTTGTCAGGAACAAGGTTTCTCTCTGCAACAGGAGCAGCAGAAGGTGCTTCGTAAGTCTTCTCAAGTTTCTCTTGAAGAGTTAGATTCCACTTACCTTTACTAACTTTGTATTGTGCAATCTTACGAGTGACAGTAGCATAAGCAATATCGTTCATAGCACAGAATGCACGAACCTCTGGTGTTGTGAACTCGGTACCGAATTGTTTTTTTAATCCGTCGAATGCTTCTTGTTCGGTCATCTTTAATTCAAATGGGGCAGTCATGATAAAGTAATTTGATTTATATTAATATTATAATACATGATACCACCAGTGCAATGTACAGTGGACACTTTATCAACTGGTTACAATAGCATACCTGACATTGAATTAGGTGGTTTCAACGCATTCTCATCAGGTCCACCAGTGTCTTGCATATATGCATTATCTCCAAACATCAAAACATAAGAATGTCTTTCATCCTTTGCATCATAATCAACGTGTGGAGCATGGATCTGATCACTAAAATATATACTGAATGTTCCTGGTTCAGTTGGTGCTTCCGCAACTTTTACCAGTGTATCATCCTCAACAAAGTTTCTAAATTTATTATCTGCTCTTCTTCTCCAATTAGGAACAGCACTTGCATACTCCCTTTCTGTCCAAGTATATTTTCCAGTTTTCTTATTGTAATAGAAACAAGTTTTATTCTTAGGGTTATGTTCAGATAACCAACCATTACAAACTAAAACTCTACCACTACCTTCAAAACTATCACTGTGTGGCCATGCTTGTGCTTTGGTTGCATTAATGATTGAATGATGATAGTAATTAATATATGAAGAAACTGGGGTGTGCCACTTCTCCGTAGATAATGTATCTCTTACCTTTGCAACTAGTGGATCAGGAACTGTACCAGTATAAAAAGGATTAAGTTTACTCATAATATTTGGATATACTGGACAGGATCGGACTACTTCTCTAAACTTATCAAAGTTTTTGTAAACATTGCTAAGGATATAGTATCCAAATCCTGGTCCGTATTCATAATATTTTTTATCAATTTCTTCTATAGGATTGACAGCAGATGCTTCTACTAGTTCATCCACACTCCAGATGGTTGCCATAATGTTATATTATATCGTTTTATTTAGGCAACCATTGAGATGAATTCTGAGAGAATCTTTTTGTTCATCTTCTTAGTTTTAAGTGACTTACCAAATGCTCTCTTGATCTGTGCCTTGGTTGCATCTTCTTTAACTTCAAACTCTGTATCATTATTCAAAGCACTTGATGCGATAGCAAACTGTCTGTTGTAACCATATGCATCGAAAGAAACAGCACGACTCTTTCTCCAATCATTTAAGATGTCCTCATATTTGTTAGAGTCATCAAGTCCATCACGAAGGAAAGAGGCAAAGTCACGAGTAGGACAAACACGAATACCAATCAAGTTTACTTCTGGGAATTGATCGTTGATATAGCGGTTGAAACACTTTGTATGACTTCCCCACCAATTTGGAAAGGCATAGGAATGTCCATTCTTACGATTACGAAGAATCACTCTCTCACCAAGACCACGAGTACCCATATGTGATTCATCATCCCAAGGTCTCTTAACAAGAGAATTCATTTTACTGCATTGTGCTTCTCCATCAGTAAGAACAATACAGTGAACTTTCTGAAGTTTGTTCTGCTGTTTGAACTGAGGAATAATTCCATCAAGACATACTAGTGCTTCATTCAAAGGAGTTCCTGATAGTCCAAGGGCATAAGGGTAACTGTATTCTGCAGAATAGAAATTGTGAGAGAATCCAGAAGCAATACGATAAATTAATTTCATCTGTTCATTAAGTTCAGCAGTTCTTACCTTACTAGTAAATAGGTTGAGCATACTGAACTCTTCAGGAATATTGAATTCATTTGTTTTTACCTCATGAACATTTGTCTTATTCTTGATTTCCTCCATAGTACGAGTCCTGAGTTTGTACTCATTAGTAAATGCATAAACATCAAAAGGAATTTGACATTTCTTACAGAACCAAAGGAGATTGTACATCTGCTTCAAAGTTTCTAATAATTGAGATGCCATAGAACCAGACCAATCAAGTACAAATATCAATCCATGATTCTTACCATCTGGAACTACTGTGACTTTTTTGAACACGTCTTCATTAAATTTGTAAGTGTGTAATAAAGCTGTATCGAGAATACCAGTCCGACTAGTAGTAGCACGGGCATATGCGTCAGCAGATTTTTTACACTCGAATTCTTTGACAAGATAACTTACCTCCTTTTGTGCTGATTTTTTAAATTTTGCAAAGTCCTGATCTACAATTCCAAAAAGGTCGCGGTCAGGATTACGTCTCTGCTCTTCTTCCCAGTAGTCAGTTACTGTCTTGTAAATCTCTTCGTTAGAAATTACAACATTATCAATATTGACTTTAGGTAACTCCATATAGACAGGAGATCTGGTGTCCTGTTTGTTGTTAAGTTCTGAGATATTCTTATTAAAGATGTCATCAGTTCTTACTTCTTGCTCTCCATGGAAACCACCAGTCTTCTCACTTTTAGGTACATTAGATTCTGTCTTTTCATCATTATGATCTTCTTTCTTTGCTTCAACTTCTACGTTTGAGTTAGGTTGTTCTTCTGTAGGTTCCTCATCAGATGATTCTGTAGGAGTAGATCCTCCTTCAAAAGACTCTTCAGATCTATCAGGAGTAGGTAAATCTTTTAATAACTGTTCCTTTTTTTCATTCTCTTCTTTTACAAACTGGAAGATTTCATCAGCAACTTTAAGTGCTTCAGCAAAAGTTTCTGTGTCACTTACTTTCTTAATGAATGGTTTTTCTTCTTCATTGAAAGGAAGAGTAACAAAGTTACCAACCTTGAAATGTAGATTGATACGATCAATAAAACTGTAATTTTTTAAGTTATCTTCACCAAGTTCAAAGAAGTCTTGCTTATGAAGTGATTTGTAACCATTGAAGAATGTTTTAGTAAGACCACCATAACGACGCTTCATCAACTTCTCAACACGGGCATCTTCAGTAATGTTTACATAAGACTGTGGAAGATGTGGATAGGTTATCTTCCACTCTTCTTGTGGAGTGTATAGAGCATGTCCAACCTCATGGGATACTAGTAGATCATATACAATGTCTTCTGCCTTTTCCCAGAGTGGTAAAACAAGGGTACGAGTTTCAACGTTGAATGATGCAGTATCTACTGCACGGTTTTCTACAATAAGGTTTTCTGTTGCTAGGAGTCTTGCAAGATGTCCCTTAACTTCATTAAATGCGTACATAGTGTTCGTTTCGTATATACCTATAATAACGAGAAAACCGCCCCTTGGGACGGTTGAGTAGACACTTTATTAACTGTCCACGTCGCTTTCTTGCTTGACGCAATGCCTGTGGTTTTAGGTGTCGTTTCTTTTCTTTTTTGGAGTGGTGTTGCCAGTTTGGAAGTTTCATTATAGTAGGTGACTGAATCCCTTGATCTTTTCAAATTTAATTGTTGCTGAAAATTTGTCAAGTAGTTCAGTTTTGTGTGAGATGATGAAAATGTTTGCTCCTTTAAGAACGTATCTAATAATTTTCATAAACTCATCTGTACCGAAAGTATCCAGTGAACTGTCAAACACCTCGTCCATGATTAGTAGATTTGTGTTAGTTGAGTTTTTAAATCGTGCTACCTCCCTCCATGTAAAAAGTAGTGCTAAGTCGATCCGCATTTTCTCACCTTCAGAAAATGAAGCGTATGAAAAGTCCTCATGGATAGGAGACTTTACGCTCTCGTTAAATTCCTCGTCAAGGGTGAAATTGATGTAAAAGTCCATCATCTGTAGATACCTATTGATCTGCTGATTAATAAGTGGCAGATACTTTTTGATGATCTTTGTTTTTACACCACCATCCTTAAGAAGGGAATACACGAAGTCATAATCACGTTCTTTAGTTTTTTGTTCTGTTATTTTATTGTAAGAAGACTCTAGATCTTGCTTAAAAGTTTCTAATTTCTCATGTTCAGAATTTTTGTTCTGTAAGTTACTGGTAATAGTTTGAATTTCGTTTCCCAGATTCTTGGATTGTTTATGAATCCCAGATATTCTAATATTATTGTTAGAAATTTCATGTGTGAGTCTAGTTACCTCCTTTGATAGTTCATTAAACTGACGCTCTCTGTTCTCTTCCGTTTTTATGGTTTCCAGTAGATCATCAAGACCATTGGATAACTCATCTAGTTTAGTTTGAGCATCAACAATTCTATTTAATCTAAACTCTTCTTCTATGTCCTGAGTACAGGTTGGGCAAACCGTATTTTCTTTAAAGAACTTGAGGTCAGTGGTTGCGGTTGATACTTTATTAGATACCCGACCTTTCAAAGTACCTAGCTTCTTGAGGTTCGTTGTTGCATTTGATACATCGGTCATTTTGTTAGAAATTGTTAACAATTCTTTATTTTTAACCTCATTGCTTTCTAACAACTCCTCATTCTCAACGACCAATTCCTTAAGAGTATTCTTCTTTTTCTTAATTCTTTCTTGTCCCTGTTCCTCAAGTTCCTTGATAAAGTTTTTCTGCATAGAGATTTTATCAGTAAGATTCTCTTTCTTAAGATCAAGGACTTTAACATTTTCTCTAATACCTCTAAGTTTAGTTTTAACCACTTCATTCATTGAAGAAAAGATTTTAATGTCAAGGATATCTTCAATGACTTCCCTACGTCCTGGTGCATTCAATTGCATAAAAGGAACGAAAGAACTACTACCTAGAATGACTATCTGAGTAAAAGACTTAAAGTTAAGTTTTAAAATATTTTGTTCCAGATACTTTTGTTGATCTACTGCGTTTGCAAGTTGATCTAAACATTTACCGTTCTGGTGTATCTCAAAGACAGAAGGTTTCATTCCCCTTCTGACAAGATACTGTCTACTTCCAATAGAAAACTCAACCTCAACCATACAATCTTTTTCATTAATTGTATTAACTAATTGAGATTTGTAGATCTTTCTGAATGGTTTATTAAAAAGACCGTAACAAAGTGCATCCAAAACAGTGGATTTACCTGCACCATTTGTGCCAATAATTAAGGTAGTATCACTTTTTTGAAAATTTATTTCAGTAAATTGATTTCCAGTAGAGAGAAAGTTTTTCCATTTAATTGTCTGAAACGATATCATAATGAGAAGGAAGGATCACAATGTCATTGGGAGATATAATAGTGTACTTGTAACCATGATGCTCACAAGCTTTTATAGCGGGTTCTTCGTCTATTTCAATTGGTTCTACTTCGGTATCTGCAAAGTCATTTAACATTATAGCATATCTTTGTGCGTCGTCAACCTCTTCAAAAAGAAATAGTATTTTTTTCCCTTGTTTGTCGAAGACACAATAAGCCCCGTTATCGACGGCGGTTTCTTCTTGGTTGACCAAAAGGAACATTTAGGCTATTTCGCATGCTTCATTATATATCTCATTAATAAGTTTCTTCAGGTTAGACTTATCAAAATCACCTTCAGACTCTTCGATATACTTACTAAGAATGGAAATAGTATTTTCAGATTCTTCAATCTGGATGTTTTCAGCATCTATCATCTCAAAGTTTTCAACAACCTTAAGATCATAAACATTTACTGAGAGCAGTTTGTCAATGAACTTTTCAAAATCCTTTTCACTACTCTTCTTTCTAACAATAACTTTAACAATTTTATTTTTATAGTTACTAAAGTTAAAAGTTTGTCTAGGGGTATCCTCATAATAGATGTGCTTATACATCGAAAAGGGATTATTGATAGCAGTGGTTTCTAGGGTATCCAGATCAAGGATATGAAAACCACGATTATCATTTACATCATTCCAATAAATCTCATAAGGGTTACCTAGGTAGTAGACAGTTCCATTATTTGATCTTGTATGAAAATGTCCAGAGAATACCTTATCAAACTTGTTAAGAATGTCAACGTCCATACTACCATGCTCCATAACAACATGATGATTAACTTTAAATCCTTTGAGTTCAAGGTGTCCCATTGCAAGTTTAGATGATGACTTTTTGATACATTCAAAACTTTCTTTTTCGTTTTCTTTATTAACCCAAGGTAAAAATAAAATATCACGACCACCAATACTTACTTCTTGAGGATCTGGATAAATTTTTACATTGTCATACTCTCTTAAAAATAATCCAACACTTGTTAAATCATTTGTATTTTTGTAATAAGCGGTATGGTTACCAACGATCGTATGTACTTCAATTCCCATCTTAGCAAGACGATCATAATAGTTTTTCTTTGCCCAATCAAGTGCCCAGAAATCAATGCCACGGCGATTGTCAAATGTATCACCCATGTCAATGATTGTTGTAATCTTACGTTTCTCTAGTTCTGGAAAGAAAACCTCATTATAAAAATCTAAAAAATAATTATGAAAAGTTTGAGAATTCTTACGAGCACCAAAGTGTTGATCAGTAATTACTGCTACTTTCATTTTAAATAATCCTCAATACTATTTTGAGAACCCCAGAATGACTCTGTACCATAAGAATCCCAGTCAGCAAATTTCCAAGAAGAAAGAATATCTTTAGTTTTGGTATCTAAACCATAAGACAATTGTAGCAAATCATGAGTTGCAAAGCAACCTAGTGAAAGTCTTTCAATGTCTTTAGGATTTTCTTTTTCGATATCTTCAATATCATCTTCAGAACACTGTTTTGCTTTTAAGAACTCTCTTGCTCTTTCTGAAACATCATTCCAGAATGGAGTATCAAAAGCAGATCCCATTTGATAATGATATGCTAAACCTTCTAACCATTCCTTTTCAGAAGAGATAACAGCTTCATTTGCTAATTGTTTAGAACAATCATCATTTACATAGTCACATATGATTGAAGTAATTTGTTCTGTATGAAGACCAGAAAGACTTTGTAGAGGTTCCATAAATCCTGCAGCATTTCCATTTCTAGCATAAACACCATTATCATCAATTAAAAAAGATGCAAACCTAGGTTTCCAAGTAACGTATCTTGCTGTAGAAACATCTTCATCTGGCATCAGTTTTTGTAGTCCTTCTCTTGCTTCTTCTTCTGTGGTAAATTTACTACTAAAAGTATATCCCCAAGTTTGACGATCTCTCAAAGGAATACCAAACATCCAACCATTCTCATGAGCAAAGTGAACAGTATGATTCCATTTACCAGGTTTCATTCTCCTGTAAATAACTGCTGAATCAACAGTAGGGATCTCAGAATCTATGTACTCATCTTTATATAATAAAGGTTCATAACCACTACAATCAACAACAAAATTATAATTACGTCCATTGACAACACATCCACTAGGAAAAGATTTGATGGTGTCTACCTTTTCAGGAATAACTTTAATGTTAGTTCCTTTAAGTTTTTCTACATGTTTTAATGTAAACTGACTTAGAGCACTTGTATCCATATGAACACCATATTGACCACACCCAAAATCATGTACAAATTTATAATTTTTCTTTCCCCAATTAAAAAACTTGACTCCATATTTAATAGTACCCTTTAAATCAGTACTAATCATATCAGTAGTAAATTTTGCCTTTGCAAATATGTGAGGAATATGAGGTGTAGTTGCTTCTCCAATTCCAAAGATGGGAGTATCTGGATCATAGATCCAATCAACCTCAAAATAGTCAAAATTTAATTGATGAGAAAATTGAAGAATCTGAAGAGAACCACCTGTTCCTGTTCCAATTACAGCAATTTTAATTTTTTGAAATTCGGTGTTCATTTTTTCAATCTATACTGTACATTATCTTTAATTGAATTATAATCACTTTTACTGTTGCTCAAAACATTATCATCAACATTGAAAACTTCGTCGTAACCAGTCTTCTCTAGAATCTTATTCTTAATATCCATCTGCTTTTTCTCTTTTTGAATCCGTCTTAGGAAAGCGTAATGAATGATCTGAGTAAAATAAGCAAATGGGTTTGTTGATTTATTTGGATCAAAGTTATTAATATACTGAACACAGTTTTCAATTCCATCAGATATCATATCTTCACGGAACATATAGTTAACGAAGTTTGGTTTATATGACAAGTGTGTTGCTATCTTCAAGAAGCACTCACCAAGATAGTTAGTGATACGAGGTTTCGGTTGCTCGTTCTCTTGTGCTTCTTTTACTTTGTTTTTATAAACAATTAGAGCATGTAAAAGTTCTTTATTGTTTACATAATGTTCAGATCTAGCTTTGGGCATTATTTGCTTTTATCATGAATTTATTATAACACTTTAATCAAAGCTTGACAAGTGTGCTTAATGTATGTACAATAACCTTGTGGAGGTTCAAAGGGATATATTAAGTATCTAATTTAAGTTTTAAACATTTCTCTAGGATCTTTCTAGCATCATCTACTGTGCCGAGAGAACCCATTGTCCTATTGAGTTTTACACCACGTCCGCTCTGCTGTGTAATATCTTGAAAACCTGCCTTGACATATTCTTTGTAGCACTGTACATAATAATTAGTTTCAGGTAATTCAGTCATAGTGATGACATTACTTAGTCTTATAAACAGTGTTTCTTCAAATGAAACCTTTACCCAAGGTTCAAATTTCAAAACATTATGATTTGATCTTGGTGTAATTTCAACTGTTACAGGAGACCCTAGTGCAATAATCGGGTCTTCTTCATTATCATCCGTGAAGATCTCAGAGATAATTTCCTCGCCAGTCGTCAATTTTATAAGTGCGTAATAAGTGTCATCCATTAATTTTTTAAAGTAACGTTTACTATATCATAGTTAAAATTCTCTTCTGAGTAGATCTTAACTCTTTCAATCATGTGATTGAGTGTATAATTTTTTCTTGATTTGTAACTGATGTCGTCTGCCAGATCATAAAGTGTTGCCTTGGTTTTGTTATCTCCTTTCCTTAGCACCCTTCCGATCGATTGAAGGTTTCTGATTCTAGACTTGCTAGGAGAAGCAAACACTATATTGTGTAGGTTTTTTATATTGATACCAGTTGAAAATGTACCATAAGAAGCAACTATTATAGCATTGTTTTCTTTCTCTGCAATTGCTCTTACTTCCTCACGATCTTCTACATTTACACCGCCGTAGATGAAGAAGACTTTTTTATTACGTGCACTAGTATTTATTAGTTCGTAAAGTGGCATGCCATGATCCTCCACTCTATTGAAAAGAACTAAAGTATTACCTTTTAGGTCTAATGTCAGGTTTTTAATAAAGTTGTTTCTTTGTTGATGCTTTATAATATACTGGGTTTCTTCTTCAAAGTTCTCAAATCTTCTAGGGGGATGTTTGAGTAGAACAATTTTAATATCTAAGTTGGCAAGATATCCTTTCTCCATCAATTCGTCAGTACGAATAATTTTATAAGAAGGTCCGAAAAGACCTTCTAACACCCACTTATGAGTCTGTGTACCATCAAGAGTTCCTGTAAAACCATAACGATACTTGGCATTTCCAAGTTTTGTCATTATAGATATCAGTGATTTACTTTTAAATTGGTGTGCTTCATCACCTATCACTACAGAAAACCTTTCAAAATATTTACGAGGTAACTTGTAAATTGATTGCCAAGTGGTTATAATAACCTGAGACTCTGTTTCTCTTTCTTTTCCTGCATATATCTTGTGACAATATGAACCAACATCCCATCCATAGTCCGCAAAGTCTTTATACATTTGTTCTACAAGGGAAGTCGTTGGAACAACAATCAGAGTATTTTGCTTTTTTTCAACGTAATATCGCACAATCCCGTATATCATCAGCGACTTTCCTGAAGCAGTTGGAGCTATCAATAGTTTACGATTATGTTTTAAGGCATCATATATGCCATCAATCTGATAGTCTCTAGGTTTATACTTTGATATTGATGTTACGTAATCCTTGACACCCTCATATGAGATATTCTCATTGACTTCAAAGGGAGTACCATAGTATTTGTTATTTAAAAATTCATATTCGTATTCATAATTCTTACAGAAACTTACCAGTTTATCAAGCAACCCAACGTAAATTTGATTTTTTCTAGAATCAAACAGTCTAATCTTTCCGTCCCAGTACTTACTTCTATACTGAGGCATGAACTTTGCACCAGGAACCTCAAAAGTAAAATGATCTGACAGTTCATGACAGACGTGTGGTTCGGCAAGTATCTCTAAAAATACTTCGTTCTTCTTTTTAATAACCAAGTTTGACATAATCCACATGTCACCTATGGTTATTTAGAGGGGTCTTATATGCCTAGTATCTTACGTTGTCTCTCAAAATAATCATGAAGAATCCATGAACTACTATTCATTTTTTCTTCTCCACCAATACCAAATTCAAATTGTACTCGTGGATTTCCACCATACTTATCAGTTTCTGGTGTATTAAATTTACCTCTATCACCACCATTACAAAAGATAACGGTATCAGCAATATCTAAACATTTTTCAATTGCACCACAGGCACTGTCATCTTCATCATCCCAAGATACAACAGCATCAACCATACTTAAATTCCTGACAATCTCTGCTCTCTCAGTCCAACATTGAAAGTATTGACCTTTCTTTCTTTTTAACCAAGGATCTCCATTTAAACCAACCACTAGATAGTTTGAAAGATCCTTTGCTCTCTCAAAATATCTTATATGTCCACTGTGGATAGGATCAAACCCACCCGTAACCAAACTCAATTTTTCAAAAAACATTAGATAAAATCCATTCTTCAAGATCTACTTGTGGTTTCCAACCAAAGGTTTTTCTTACCTTATCAGTATTTGCTTGGGTAACTCTACACTCACCAGGTCGACCTGGAAGAGTAACCTGATTATCAGAAATCATATTAGCAATCTGATTGATTGAATAGTTTACACCACAACCAATATTATATATCTGACCATAAGCATCCTCATCAGGATTTGATATTGCTGCCATTATATTTGCATTACAAACATCACTGACATGTACAAAGTCCCTACGTTGTTCTCCATCACCACAAATAGTAAGTGGTTCACCTGCTGCAAGTTGTCTTAAAAATATACCAACCACTGGTACATATTGTCCTCTTAATGGTTGTCTCTCACCATATACATTAAAGTATCTGAAGATGACAGTAGGAAGATCAAAGAGTTCAGTATACATCTTACATAGATTTTCTCCTGCAACTTTAGAGACTGAGTATGGATTCAAACAGTCATTAGGTTGTGTTTCTACATTAGGTGATTCATTGGCAAGACCATATGCAGAAGACGTAGAAGAATACATTACTTTTTTGACACCTGCTTCACGAGCACACTGAAGAACAGTTGCTGTACCTAGAGCATTGATTCTAACTGCATTAAGGGGATTTTCAACAGCGGGTTGTATACGTGCTTCTGCTGCAATGTGAAACACATAATCTACATCATGATAAAAAATTCTAGTACGTTGATAACTACAAATATCTTGTTTTACATAATGTGCTTTGTCATTATAGTAAAAATGATCATGGGCATCAGAATATTCATTATCGATAACGATAACTTTATGTCCAAGTTCTATTAGTTTATCTACTAAATTAGATCCTATAAATCCTGCACCGCCAGTAACTAAACTAGTTGTCATCAAAATCCTCCTTGGAATTTGTGCCACTCAATAGCATTGTTAATATGAAAACTTCTATTGTGAATACATTTAATAATATCCTCAAGGTATTTAATGATCATTTCGTAGAGAGATAGTTTCTGTTGTGCAAGAGCAACTTTATCATCTGCTCTCATATATCTGTCCATTGCTTCTTTATCTCTAACTTTATATGGGAAAGGTTCTTTCTCATAGACTTCTGGTTCTGCCTTTCCTGAATAATAAAGGTTACGTTCTAAGTAGATATTATCATAACTAGTCTTTGCCTGAATTTTTAGTTGCACAAATTGATTGTGAAGTTGATGATACTTCGCATGTAGAGAAGGAATATTTTGAGATTCTGTATGTAAATTATCTGGATCGATACGGGAGTCTTTTTCCCACATCTTTTCAATGTCACTTAGATTCATAAAGGAGTTCTACCGTCTGCTGCGAATATATTGTAAATAGTATACTTGAAAGATGCTGTTGCTGTAAAGTAGTTTGTTTCGGTTTCATCAGCTAAGAACTCAAGAGGAGTTAATGATATTGGGAATAACTCTCTAAACTTAACCTGTGTCTGAGTTTGGAAACTACTGTTAAGGATAAGTAAAGTTCCTTCACTAAATTGATTTTTCATATCACCAGCAATCTGATCAGTAAATTGTTGTACTGATTCTGGATATGTTAATCCAACTAACCAATTATGAATACTCATATAATTTTCCATATTCTCATCTACAATGAATGTTAATTGGAAATCATCGTATACTAGTTTATCACCAGGTACATTAACATCCTTGAGGTAGGATGGTTGGATAGCAGTACCCGCAGTGATACTTGGAATTTGTGCTCTATTTGCTAGGAAAGAAACTTTAGGGTATTTTGTCAGTGCAAACTTAAACCCTACTGGGGACAAATAATTCCTATTCTGTATTTCTTTCGCGTAAAAACGATTCGTAGACATTTTGCCTTTTATTTGTATTTAGATAAAAAAAGGGGTGCCGTCGCACCCCAATTATAACATCTAGATGAATTATTGTCTACTGACTTAGAATGTGAACTTCACACCTGCTTTCGCAGACCAGTCAATATCGTCTTCTGCAGTTACTCCAGAGATTTCACCGTAGAACTTATCATAAGAACCACCAAGGTATCCTATTAGTTCAACGTCTCCGAACTCATCAGTTGCTTCTGTATGAGTCACTGTAGGACCACCAGATACATACCAACCGATTCCGTTTGCTGTTTCTCCTTCATATCCAACTACTGCTTCTAGTCCGCCAGATGTATATGCACCATCAGGATAAGAACCTGTTGCTTCTAAATTCACATATGGACCAGCAAAAGCTGCACCAGCGAATAGGAATGGAGATGCTGCTACTGCAGCGATTGTTGATTTGA